GTTTGCTTCTTTTTTCACGATGATTCCGGGTGCTTCGCGTTTTGCGCGGACAGCTTCGGCGGCGGCCTGTTCGGTCAGTTTCGTTTCAAGCGCCTTGATGCGGTTTTCGAGTTCGTTGTTTTCAGGTTTCACCGCTGCCTGAATCTGCGGGGCTTCGGATGCCTGAATTTTGGGGGATTCAGCGGCCTGAACGGACGCAGCTTCCGGCTCTACGTTGGGGTTGTCTTTTTTGCTCATCTCTGATACTCCTTTGTTGTTGTTTGCTGCCAATGCGGCTGCTATGGTTAGGTTCGTGTCCGCGTCTGCACCCAAAACCACGACTGAAATTTCTCGCAGAGTGCAGGCACGTATTACGGCAATAGGCCCGGTAAATTCCTGCCCGTTTACCTCGATTTTCTGTTCCTCTTTCACGACTTCATATCCACCGTGAATATCGGCTCCGATGGATGCCTGCCAGTCCCATTTTTTAGCACCGTTCAGGATGTTTTTGCCGATAACAGAATCGGCGTCAACTTCGCCAGTGAATGTTAGTTGCTTCCCTGTATTGACTGCTTCCGTCATGCCTAATCGGTAGCCTGGGGAATACTCGTGGGAATAAATAAGCGGCACTTGCGCGGCTATTTTCAAACCCGCAAGGTCGATGACAATCGGATAAGGCGAAAACCACTGTTTGATCGTTCCACCTGAATAGGCAATGCCTTTCACGCGGTTGCTTTTCGTTTCGGTCGTTTCCGCCGCAAGCTGAATCATGTTATTCATCGTCGTCATCCTTGTCTTGATTGCTGTTGTTCGCCTGCGCTTTCGCCACTGCCGGCGGCAATCCCAATTCCTTTCTCATGTCGCGTTCGGCTGCTTCCTCAAGCATTCGCTGTCGCAGTACGACGTGCCAGTCACGCCCCTCGGAAGCACATGCCTCTGACAGGGTCAGGGTCTTGTTTGCCAGTCGGATTTGTTCTGCGTTTGCCTCTTTTACCGGGTCGACATGTGCGCGACCATCCCAGTGCCAACTGTGTAATGGGACTTCTCCGTAGGGATCATATTCAGCCATCCATTCGGAAAAAATCCGGTCAAGGCAAAGGATGGACAGTCGTTCGCGTTCGACTTTCAGGAATTTGTCGTAACTCTGAAAATCCAAGCGCCCGGATGCGTAGTTATAGCCAGAAGAATCGCCAAGCGCGACATTTTTCGGCAGGCTCAAGCATCGCGCGGATTCGACTTTTACCTGCAATGCAAAGTCAAGCTGCGTGTCGGTCGGATTCTGCAGGCTGTACTGGTTTAGCTTCCAGCCACGGGGCATAGCTGCAAAGGTGTCGCGCGGCAAGTTAAATTCTTTCCACGGGGTCAGTTCGTCGCCCTCTCCCTGTTCAACGTCGGTGGTTTCCAGCACACCGGAAATGTTGGCGCTGGATTCCATTTTCTTGACCATTGCCAGAGTATATCTGCGGAGCAGGGCAATCATTGGCAAGGCTGCGCTTATCTCCGGTACTCCGCGATGTTGTTCCGGCCTTTCCTGGCGGAAGAAATGAACAACCTGACCTGCAGGGAAATAATGCGGCGTCCCATTGTCAAAACCGACTGCCGGATGCTGGCGCAGGATGTTGTATTTTACCGGCCTGCCAAGTTCGTCAAAGAAAACCCCGTCTGCCTGGTTGTCGTCGTCGGTGTCAATCTGGCTCCACGGAGCCGCAACCCGTTCAGGGTCGATCAGCATTAAATCCAGCTTGACCTTGCCCGGCAGTTTGTTGTTTGTTACCAACAGAATGAATGATTCACCGTCCCGAGATTGCGTCATTCTTGAGACACGCAGCTTATCGGCAAGCTGAATTTGCCTGCACCAGTCGTTAAAGGCGCGTTCGATTTCGGTGTTTCTGTTTTCATCGCCATTGATGATTTGCAATCGTGGCCCTGTCCCGATCAAATCAGATGCCTGTGTCTGAATCATCCCTTGCAGCCACGGGTTATTCATGGTTTCATATCTCGCGCGATTGCGGAGTTTTGCCCGGACAGCTGAGGTCATTTCCTGATCGGCATTAAAGGCGGTAGCCATAGACCAATGCGCTGCATTCTCGCTATTGGTCTGCGCGGCATCCCATTTGGCACGGATTTTTCGGGGAAAAAGGTTGCGGAACGGGTTTTTCATACAGCAGAGTTCCCCGTTGGTTTGCAAACCGATATTCCAACAGAGCCAGTTTTAGCCCGTTTCACAGAAGCAAGAGCCTCAAGCCCGCGAATAATATCGGGGATGCTGCGGTTCTTGATCTTCTCCCCGTCTATTTCATAGGTTTCGGGGTTGGCAAGAGATTCCTGTAAAATTTCTTCTGCCGTTTTTTCTGCCATTCCAAAAGCCTCCGGTAAAAACACTATGTTTCTTTACCGGGTATATACGTAATGAAATGGCGATGTCAAACAAAAATATTTAATATAGTGAATATTTTTTTAGTATTTTATATCTTTTCTCCCGGAAGCAGGACTTTCCGTCTGCCGTTCGATGTTCCTGCGTTGTTTTTGACGGCATGACTCCCATAACCGATGTTTTCCAGTTTCAAGCCACGTTCAGAAGCAGCAACAAAGCAGCCGACAACGCAATCAAGTAAGTGATTGTCACGGCCAGGATACAGTTTCCAAACGTCGACTCTGCGGCTTCTGCCGGTTGTCGGCGTTGAAAATTCAGCGGAAAGCTGTTCTGCAAGCATTCGATGCTGCTCGATGTCTTTTGGGTTTCCGAAAACAGAAAAATCGCCCGGATCACCGATTTTTGTAAGCAGACGATTTTTGAAAAGCGTTTTTGTAAAATTGGTATCATATTCAATAACGCGCGTTGATCGTCTGCGCCGTGCGTTCGGTATCATCCAGAAGTCACCGATGGAATCACCTGCATTGCGTCGGTATTCGCTGTATGGCTTGTTGTCCGGCCCTATACCAACGCCTCTGGACGGAAGCACGACCGAGGCAAATTTAGATTGCCTTGCAAAGTTGTGAACCGTGGCTGTCGATTTTCCCCACGCCGAATCAATCAGGCATCTTTCAACGTGCATATCTGCGCCATCCTCGCGGCGGTAGTTTTTGGACAGGATCAGTTCGGTCAGATCGTTCAAAGCCGCAATCAGTGACGCGTCAAATCCTGCGTTTGGATACAGATCAGGGTATTTGTTGATCGCGTCTTTCAACGTGAAATATCGCCGTTTCTGATCCGGGAACGCGTTGTAGTCAATCAGGCAGGACGTCCAGTTGTCGGAAAAGGCACAGACTGCATAATACAGAAGATTCTGCTGCACGTCAATAAAGGCTGTCAGCCTGTTGCAATTCAGAGGAACTTCAAATCGCTTGCGGGAGTTGATCTTTGCAAAAACATCCTCAACAGTAATGTTTTCCATGTCGCCGGCTTCTTCCGTAATTGGCTCGTTCTGATATTCCGCAAAAAATGTTTCACGGTTTTTTATCATCAACTCCATCGCGAACTGAACCGCAGATATTCCAAAGTCATATCGCTCCGGCCACGCCATTACAGCGCCCTCATCCATTGCGGCACGGTTGCTTTTATAAAAGTCTGTCGCCGGTTTGTTTTTCAACCCTTGCCTGTATCCCTCTGCTCGAATTTCAGCAAATTTCTGCCATAATTCCTTGTTGGTCGGAAACTGGTAAACCAGCTTAAACCGCACCCCGTTCCAGTCCGGCGATTCCTCCGGGTCAAGAATGCGGTCGGCCATGTCGCCGGGACGGATGACAGTGCAGGGCATGATCGCGGCGATTTTCTTCCCAGGCCCAGACAGCCCCAAAATTGCGCCACGCAAAACACGCAGGCGCTTTGCATTCTGTTCAACCGATGCAGCGCTTTCGTCATTTTGGGGGTCGTCAATCAGCACCAGGTCAGGCCGGATGTCTGATCCGTCTGCTGTTGATGCTTTCATGCCGCGGATTCTGCCGGTGATACCAACCGATGCGATTACCGTGCCTGATGACAAGCTGCCTTTAATGGTCGGCAGGATAATCTTGCCCTCACCCCACGACATTCTTGTTGGCGTCCCGTTGCATAACTGCCCCTTGCAACGCTGAACAATGCGGTCAAGTTTTGCCACTGGAAAGCAGACTTCCGGGAAATCCTCTGCAAGCTTCTCGTTCGTTTCAATCTCATTTTTTACGGTGTCAAGAATTTCAGATGCGGCGGCTTCCCCATCGCCAATAGCAACAATGAAACGGCGGTATCCATACAGCGCAGCCCACAGGATAGCTCGTTCGCAGATGGACGTTTTGCCGGAGCCTCGTGGCATGGCAAGCGCAAACTGTCCGCCCTCGGTAATGCAGGTTTCAGCGCGTTCCAAAACAACAAGGTGATCCGGCGACCAGGGTAAATAAAACTTGGTCTTGCTCTTGAAATACGTTTCGATAAACAGACGCAATGACGATCTGCA